TGTAATAGATAAACCTGTTGGTTGGACAACTGAATCTGAAAGTTGACCCCATTCATCTTCACCCCAAGACTTTGCTCCCCAACCTTGTTTTAAAGTTGTAGCTTCGTTCCAATTAGCCTGTCCCCAGGTTAGTCGGCCCCATCCAGAAGAAACGTCGGGCACGGTGACCCTCCTATGCTAATCTTATGATTGCGTTTGATGAATCGTTTGCAGGAAACTGTATTTCAAAAGTTCCGTTAGTTGCAGTTTTATCAGAACCAAAAGCGATAATACAAACAGCGTCAGTTGTACCTGAACCACCGTCAGTTGTTGTATTATAAATCATTGCACCATTTGCAGTGAATGAAGCTGATGTCCATGAGATATCAGAAAAATCTGTAAACGCAGTTGTTGAAGTTAAACCAACTCCTGTGTTTGTTAATGCTTTACCACCAGCAGAATATGCTGATCCAGATGTGTTTGAAATTTCGTTTGAAGTTGAATAGTCAGTTGTTGCTGCACCTAAAGATGCTGAACTTGTAAATAATGCTATTTTAAAAGTATGACCACCAGAACCTGATGTTTGAAAGTCATGCTTTCCTTCTAAAAGTTCTTGTTTAAAACTTGAACATATTGCCGATGTTATTGCCATAATTTATCTCCTATTACGGTGACGGAGAAGGAACTTTAATACGAACTGTACCGTCTGTATAATCGTCTCTTTTACGTCTACCAAGTTGCTCTGCAGCGAACTTCTGTGTCTCTTGTTTATATTTATTTTCATATAATGTCAACATATCTATTGGACCTTTTAAATAAGAAAATGCTTCTACTAGACAAGCATATAACAATCCATTTCCAAAATATTGACTTACATAAGTTGTAGTGTTTGAACCAGATAATCCAGTTGGAATAGCTTCATAATGTATTTTAAATACATAAGTGCTATCTGGTGCAGGAGACAGAAATAGTCTTCCTGAAGTAGTATCGGTTACACCTGTTGCTCCACCAAACATAGCATAGTATTTTGGTTTTGCTCTAGCTGTTGATTCTGTTGATGGTTCAAATTCCTGTAAATATGTTTCGTCTTTTTTCTCTAACCAAGTATTTGCACCTGTTGAAGCAGAAGTTGAATCATAAACTTGTACACCTTTTACAAATAAAGTTTGAGCAGGTACGTTAATTGTGTTTTGTCCGGTAACTAAATTACCAATCGATTGTTTTTTATATGCATCTAATGGCACATCTCTTAAAATTCTAAGTTCAGAATTTTCAATAAACTGATCAGTGATAGTAGATGTTAAAACATTTGTATCTGTTTCAGTGTAATTTAATATTGCTGTTGTCAATGTTGCATATGTAAATCCAGCCATTATTGAATGTCCCCTTTATGCTTTAAACGTATCTTTTTTTGTTTTGCAGTTTCTTCATACATTTCAAGATGCTCATCTTTTTGTCTATGAGGTGTAATAGCTTGTTTTATCCAATTCCAAATTTTATTTATCATGCTTGTATTGTTATAGGCCCAACGGAACAACCGTAGCCTCCTCCTTTTATATTACCTGTTGTAGCAGTATTTGTGTCGACTGTAAAAAAGAAAAAATTATCAGTTAGATAAGCACTTCTTGCATCTCTACCAGCATTACCGGATCCATCTGAATCTGCTTTGTATTTTCCTGTTCTTATCGTGTATCCTGTACTTTTTGCAATATTAACTCCTGTTATACCATCAAAACTTTGTGGGTTAGCATAAGTAAAAGAACTTCCTGCAGAAGTAGTTGGTGGTCCTCTAAATCTATATGTTGTTGAATCTGTTAAACCATGTCCAGGTGAAAATACATTTATAATTCCTGATCCTGCAGCATAAGTTTCAAAACCATTATCTACTATTCTAACAGTTGTAGCAGGCTCTATTCTATCAGGTCTTACTTGTAATAATGCAACACCATCTCCACCCACAGGTTTAGGTTCAAGTTGTGGTTGTTTAGGTTCGTACTCTGTATAATGTACAAATGAACCGTTCCATTCTCTAACCATTTCTCTATATGGAAATTCAAGTCCTGATCTATCTGAAATAGCTTTTGAATGTTTTCCTGTTGCGTACTTAGACATTATGTTCCTGGGTAATAAGCTTTAGGTGTAATAAATGTACTTGAAGCTGAACCATCTTCAGCTAATGCTCTAGCTAATTCATCCTCATAATATAATTTCATTTGTTGAACTAATTGTGGTTGATATTTTTGTGCAAGATAAAAAGATAAACCTGAAGTCATACAAGGAACAAATCTAAATGGGATATCTGTTGCGTTTGTATAGTCTCCAACATCTTGAATTCTTTTGATGTAATAAAAATGCATATCTTTAGATGCATTAGTAGAGTCTGGTGTAGGATAAATACTAATACTTACGTGATCAATAAATCTTTGAACCCAATATTGATTAGGTGTCCCTTGAGAAAGTTTATTTGAAAAACCTGCATAAGTTGATCTATCTACTTTAGTCATTGGACTATCTGATTGAGTAGTCTGGGTTCTGTTATTTCTTAATTGTGCTTCAAGGACATCGGACATTCCATATATTCCATTTGGATTTGAAGTGGCACTTGTACCATCTGTAGCTGCTCTAAAAAATTTATATTCAGCTTGTCCTTGAATTAGATCAAGATCTAATTCTCCAACTTCCCAATAATGAATACCTCTATTACCCCATTCTTGAAATAAAATATTAAGAGATCTTCTTGCCGATCTTAACTGATTTCCTGAAACAGCTTGTAGTCCAATACGTTCAAATGATTCTTCTATTATTTCATCAATAGAAAAAGTTTTGTCGAACGTTGCTGTTCCCGAAGTGGTATTAGCCATTTAGCCTCCTATACTTCGTAAACTTTAATCCACTCACAAACAACTGTTCCAGAGTCTCCTGCTGCACAAGCTGGTAATACTATATTAACGTCTCCAGTATAACCACTAGCTTTAGTGTTTTTTAAACCACCAAAATCAGAGTAATCATACTCCATTTCACCATTTAAACTTTGAAATACAACATCTGTTGTTGCATCCCACTGCATACGTAAAGCATCTACTGGTGCAGTTACTGAAACGTTACAACTAACTTTATTTAGTCTTACTGTTTTGCAAGTTTTACCATTGTTTGAACTTAATCCAGAAACATCAACTATTTTAGTTGTGCTTCCCTCTCCATCACCTGAAACCACATTGTAGTGAGTAATTACTTTTTTTGCTCCATCGAATACAGTTGTATTTAATACTGTGTCTGCTGCCATGTTTTCCTCCTTTTAAAGAGCGCCTGCATTACCAGACGCTCCGAGTTAATTATTTATTAACTTAAATTTATATTTTGTTGGTACAAAATAGTAATTCTAACTTCACCAGCACTTGTAGCTGCAGAGTTAGTTACGTTTAATCTTTGATCAGAAGCCCCAATATCTTCCCAAGCTAAAGCTCCGCCTGCTTGAGTTGTAGGGTATTTTCTACCCGCAGTAGTTCCGATTGCAAACGTGTTAACAAGAGCAGTAGCTAATCCTCCTACAAAACCAACACTAATGTTAGTTGCATCTGATGATGCTGTGATTACGTCAAAAACACAATCAACGATTTGTGAGTTTGCTGGAATGATTACACTTGTTGCTGTTGCAGCAAGTGCTCCGCCTGCTAATGAAGCTGCAAAACTTTGTGCCATTACAACTTGTCCTGTGTTTTTCATGTTAGTACCAACTGTAGTACCTGTAGTATTTGATATCGTTCCCGCTTTTATTGGTCCCGAAAAAGTAGTTGTTGCCATTTTATATTCCTCCTAGAATATATAAATATAGTCACCTAGGGTGTGTCGACTATACACGTCTATATTTATTTTATTATTTAATTGTATAGTATGTTTTTTATATACTAGTTTTTAGTAGAGTGCAAGAGAGCCTGTAGTGTGGAGTGGATTTATTCCAACGATGTAGCTTTTGATTAAGTAGCTACTGAAACTTCTGGAGCAGAACCTTCTATTGTGTTCTGTCTATGGGCAATTGCTGCTTCTTCCAGCTTAATGTCAGTGATGATTTTTTTTACTTTGTCATCAATTCTGACCATTTCAAGA